ACCGTATGTCTCACTTTCACCATAATCAATAGTGTAAGATATCTGCTGTACCTCTGGGTAAAGCTTTCCTCCTATGAATAATTTACAATTGGCTCCTGCCAATACTACTGATTGAGACATTTATACTCCTAAACTGGATCTTCACCCCAGACATAAAACTTGTCTGAGAAATCTGTACCCCATTTAGCCAATCCGATATCATTCGGGTACAATACTGTAATAACAACTTGTATACCTGTAGCAGCTACCAGGTTAATTAAATCCTGAGCGTAGATACGACCCGATACAACATCTGTAATATAGAAAGGGTAGTCTGAACCATCTCTTGCTACATCATATGGAAAATCTTGTGAAACTAAAGATATATTAGTACCTGCACTGTGTACGTTTTGAAAAGAATAAGATGGATTAATTAAAATCTGAGTATTAGATGGTCTAGATATATAAGGAACTGGACCTTCTTCTTTTGAAGTACCAAATCCAAAAATAAGCTTACCTTGCTCATCAGGAATATCTGAAGCATCATCTACTTCAATAATAAGACTTGTGTTTTCATCTATATCTTCAGTTGTATTACATTCTTCCCCACCAATTAAGAATGGTTTAGCTGGATCAAAAGTATATGGACCGAGCTGGTCTAAATCTGATGGACCTGCATCATGTAAGTGAGCAGCACCTTGTCTATCACGTCTTACAACCCTAGTTGTAGCAGGTACAAATACTTCTAACAATCTATTTTCTGTTTGATATGCAGCAGCATAGTTAACTTTAGAGTTTAGAGTAAATCTTTTTGGATTAAAAAATAAAATACCCTCATCAGTACCTTGCAGTGTTGTCTCAGGAACACCTGATGGATTTTCCCATTCAACATAAGCCTCACCTACTAAACCACCGCTTACTGCTGTAATAGTAAAAGTACCTTGGTTCGCACTGTCAAAAGCAGATCCAAATATGTTTACATAATCATCTTTCTGAACTACACCGATAAATGGATTTGGTCCACCAGACCAGGTAGCTCTAATAACACCGCCTGGCTCTTGAGATAAAGTCCATTGAGTAGCGGCTACACCACCAGTAGGTCTAATCTCAGAAAACTTTAGTTTATTTTGAGCCTTTCCACCACGGACCCTTACTGAAGAAGATGGTCCATTGGTTTCAGATATAAGCGAAACATACCCACCATTACCATCATCTCTGGCAACAGCAGCACCTGTTTTACCAAGTCTTCTAATTTCTTTTGTAATAGCGTCAGCCACTTCTTGAGCTGTAGCTGAGTTTATATTTGTAAATTGATTTGTTGTAAACGTAACTTCTACAGGATCTTGGTCGTCATATTGAATAATTAAAGTATCACCATCGTCTAGATCATAAGTCTCAAACTCTTCAGAGAAAACAGTAGCTCTTACAAATTCCTGACCGTACATTACTCTAAGAATCTCATGCACAAGATCTACGACCTGTTTACGAGTTGAAACCTCAATACCAATTTCTCTAAAAACTTCATCAGAAAGACCAATGTTGTCGGGTCTAGTAAGGTTACGACCAGCCAGTAGTTCATCAAGATATCTACCGTCAGCCGTTACGATATATAACTGATCATTAACAGCTTCTACGTTATCTATTAAATGTAATGGACCACCAGCCAAGGCTTCTAAAATAGCGTCAGTCTTCTCACCCCTAATTGAAGGGTTTAAATACTGCCTAAGCCTCTGCTTTTCCTTATCCCTAGTACTTGCCATTATTCAACCTTAGAAATTGTAATATCATTAACGATATCTAGAATAAGTGCTTTTTCACTCGGATTCACAACAATCACATCGTTATTAATATCGTATTGAGGAGAAGTTACAGAAACAGCCTTAACACCTGGAATACTATTAACAACAGCCACAATATCAGAAATCGCAATCGAAACACCTACATCATTGGAATTAATAAGTGCTGCAATATTGTTTCTAGCTTGCTCAACAATCTTACTGAAAGGAATACCTGTATTAACACGTACACCTACACCTACTTCAATTCTTCTAACTAGAGGTGGCTCAATAAAGATTTCAGCTCCAGCAGCAGCTACACCAGGGTATGTTACGTTATCTCTTGGATCACCGTAAACAATTCTATTGGACTCTGCAATAAGACCTGTGTTGTATCTGTAAGAATCAAGACCACGCTTGACTTGTGTAGGAAAGTTTAACTTACCAACTGAGCTAAATGTAACTTCACCAGCATCCTTATTAACCTTTAAGAACTGCTCATCGGTATCAAAAGTAAGAATAGTTCTAGTACTATTAGCCGGATCAACAGTTTTGTTGTAGATCTTCTTATAACCAGAGTACTTTAATGATTCTTCCACATATACCTGAATAGCTTTCTCTTCTAACTGTACGTTTGACTTAGGAGCAAGGATTGAGCCTACAACAGCCTTTTCTTTAGATATAATATCTATAATAACATATTCTCCAATATTATCCCCATCAAATACATCGCCAGAGATAATAAATCTGTCTCCTACAACTGTAACGTCATATTCAGAAAACTTAAGAGAAGGAATGTGAATTTCAAAAACATCTGAAATAGTAAGACCTGTTTCAGCCGTTGCTTTTGCATTTACAACTTCAATGAAATTATCTCCAGAGTCTACTACAAGAAATTCACCTTGATTATCAGCAGCAAAATCAGTACCGAATGTAGCCACATCACCCATTCTAGCAACACTTAAATCTGGCTGGGTTCCGTTAGTATCCCACTCAACTCTCATAATACCGCCAGTAGCTACAACGTCAAACTGAGTAGTACCGTCAAAACCTAGAGATCTGAGATTATCAACTACCTCTACAATTTCTTCTACAGCGTTTTCATTTTCAATATAGAAAGAGTTTTCATATGTTCTAATAACCCTAAAAGTACCTTGATTAAGAGTAGCAAATGGATCGCCAATTATAATTGTATCACCTTCTTCAATTTTAGCAGATACCGACATACTTGCTAAAGGCAGAGATTCTGCAACAGCATCTACACCTGAAGAGTTTTCCACTACAATTGTAGTTCCGTCATCAGATGTACCTATAACTCTGAAAGATCCATTATTTTCTGCAACAGATAGTCCAGCTATCGTGAAGACATCGCCTCTTTGAGCTTCAATGAAGTTTACAGATCCTGTGGTAACAGTATATTCTGTAAATCCTGTATCGTCATTTTTATCAACTGAAATATCAGCAGCACCATCATTAATTTCTACAGTCTTGCTAAATACTGGAGCAGATCCAGACCCATCCCATGTAACACACACTAATTTACCGTGCTTCTCGATATGGAAAGTTCTGCCTCTATCTCTAAAGAAGTTTCTAGGCTCACCAAAGTAATGATCGCCTTCATCTCTGTTTCCAAGAGTGATGGTTGATTGACCTGCTGTAGGAATATTGTCTTCAAAAGTAACAGTGGTAGCAAAAGCAAATCCTACATCTTTCTTCTGAGCCTGAGCAGCAGTTAGTTTAACCCACTGACCAGCTTCAAAGCCGATACCAGAACTCTTAGAGATCACAGTGTTCATAAATTCAGTACTAGTTACTCTAGAAGCAGCTTGTAGAACCTGAGCATCAGCAGAGTTTCCTTTACCGCCAGTAACTTGAACGACACCATTAGATCCTAGAAGATCAGTTCTAAATTGGATCTTGCTCTCTCTTTCAGATGTAGTTACCTGAGCAAGTGTTGTAATACCTGTTACAGCTAGGATATTCATGAAGTCTACAACCTGTCTAGCAGTTGTAGGAATTAATCTAATTTGCTCTCCAGCATTAAAAGCATAGGCATTAGCCGTTGCTGTAGTGAAACTAGGAATTGTAAGGGCTTGTTTAAGTCTAAACTGATAGTTTGGAGCAACAGCATCTAAATCACTGTTTTCAATCCAGTTGATACCGTCAAATAGATCAATACCTGTAGCTGTAAAGTTAGTGTCTTCTTCTGTAGACTTAGCAATTACACCAGCACCAGTGATACCGTTATCATCTATAAGCTCTGCTGTTAAATAATCAGAAAGATTATCTGTAACATATGTTACTATTTCGTCAGCAGTTGTGTCGTTATTTTCAAATAAGTTAATTGTAGTAGAAGTAAGTGTTGCCCTGTCGATCTCAGCAACAGCAGCTCCAACTTCTCTAATAACTGTAAAAGAAGAGGCTGTAGCAGAATCTACTCTAAAAGTACCTACGTTAGCTGGATCGAACTCTCCATTATCTGTAATTGTGGCGTAACCACCTGAAGATAATGCAGCATCAATAGTAGGTGCTGTACCAGTTCCGTTCCAAGTATAAGTAACTTCATCGTAAGTACCGAAAGTAGTAATAGTCACATCCCACTCAGTAGTACCATCTATATTATTAGAAATTGGATTTCCTGATTTAAGGTTGATTTTTACACTTGTCTTGTCAGTGATAAAGATATTATGACCGATTTCCTGGTTAGCTGCTGTAGGATAAGTGTAGCCTACATTATATCTTTCACCAGCCAATCCCCACTCAGCGCATCTATAAAGAATAGCGTCCTCATCTACTAAAGGATTAGTAGGATGTAGTACGTTTCTAGCCTTCATTAGTACCTTATAGTTTTTGAAATCAAAAGTACTACCAAAGAACTGTTCAAATTCAATACCTGCACCAGAATCTACATCATATGCCCTGAAGTTATTTGAGTTAATCCCCATAGTATTATTAACTTCAGCAGTTCTGTACATATTGATTGGAAATGTCTTCTCTGAAGGATCATTGTCCAAAATTACAACAATACTGTCATTTGCAGTAAATTGAAAAGTATCAGCTATATAATATCTGTCATTTTGTCTTAATCTTCTAATCAACTGAGAAGGACTGATATTAACGGTCAGTCCAGAAAAAGAATCAATCTGATTTCTTTCTTTTGAAGCCATACTTTCTTGAATTGCAGTTAAAGGCTCTAGGAAAGACACAATTGCGTTAGGGTCTACACCTAATACAGCCAAATCTACAGCACTATCAAAGTCACCGATAGTAGAGTTTGGTGGATCTGCGTCAGTATCATCAGTTATTAAGTTATGAACAAATAGAGGAAAGTCTGAGTCTGAACTTTCACTTTCGTAAAAAGCAAATAGAGAAATTTCACTTTGACCTCTAGTATTTTCTGTGAAATTAAGGGCTTTTGCAGGATCATTAAAAGTTACAATGAAAACTTCACCGTCAGTATCTTCTGATTCAGTAGTAACAATTAATACCTCATCGCTTTCAGTAGAAGAAGTAGCTCCTACTAGAGCATCTTCTAAAAGAGCTGCTATAGTATTTATATTATAAGCACCTGCTGGTATCTTGGTTTTCTGTACAGCTTTATCAGTTCTTACAATAGCAATACCTTCACTCCAAACAACTGGACCTTCAGCTATAGCCGTTACAAACTCATTAGGAGTTACCTTAAGATCTATAGTATTACTGGTTTTGGCTTGAACCCTAGCTTCTAGCCTATTACCTGCCGCTAAATCTTCAGACCAGATGATTACCCAGTCTCCTACCTCTACATTATCAAATGCAGTAGCGTTATTAGACTCATATCTAACAATATTTACGGCTGGCTTAGTTACAGTAATGGTGGTATCTGCTGTAACACCAGTGTTTACAAAAATAGCATCTTTATTATCAATCAAGAACCACACATATGCATCATTAACTAATGTTATACTTCCACCAAGGATAGGTGTTGAATCTAAGCTCCCTTTGGTGAATTCAGTACCAGCACTAAGACTATCGCCTTCTTCAAGTGCCTGAGTAAGTTTAAACTGAGCTGTGTTTCTTGATAGCGTAAAGTCAGATTCTTTACCTTGAGCCGTAAGACCTTGAGCAAGTGAGAATACGCCTTTATTAACTAAAGTAGATGTTTCATTGATAGCAAGCTCTGCTCTAGATGTCTGACCTAAGTTTGAATTAATTACAATTCTATTTCCGTTAATAGAAGCCGTAATACCTGTGACCTTTTCGTTGATTACATTTACCCATGATTGTAGTGAGTTGTTTTTATCTACAGTTACGTGAGTTCCTTCAGTTAGGAAATCAGAATCATTGAAAGTATAAGTTATCTCATCAGTACCATCTACAGAAATAATTAGAGTCTCACCATCAGAAATCGTATTTGACCAGTTAATTTGCTCTTCAGATGTTACCTGAGCAACACGACCATTTCTAGATAATGGCAGTTTGTTTTTAAATAATCTTAGTGTTTGAATTTCACCAGCAGGAAGACTTAATGCTTCACCAGCATCGTTTCCTGTAGTAGGATTAGTCTTTTCTACAAATTCATCAAGCTCTTCCCTTGCAAAGATACTGATTCTAGTTCCATTATCAATGGTACGAGCAGAGAATGTAATGTTTGGATTTGCGTTGATAGAAGCAACAACCTCAAATGCAGTAGCGTTACCGTTAGATCTGAAGTCACCTTCATTAAAAACGTGTTCACTAATATCTCCACCCACTAATATAGCAAGTCTATCATTGGGGCTAATACTAAATGGAGATGTATTGTTAGAAAGTAGAGAAGCTTTAGCTACAGAGGTTTGACGACCGCCTGTTGCAAGTTTAAAGAATCTTTCACCACCAAGCGCAGAATCTACAATAAATTCTAGCCCTGTACCAGCGGCAGCTTCTTCATAGCCAGTTCCGTCATCAATAAATAGTGTAGTTTTTTCACCATCAGAGAAAATCTCGTTAGATGTAACAGTAGCATTCTCATCTGGAGCTTGAGCACCTAGTACAGATGATGTTACAGCAATTGCTGTACCAAGACCACGAGAGATTCTAGCTCTCTTAATCTTAGATCTAATTTCCTCATCAGTATCAGAGTTCTTACCTGTATTGAAACCAATATCGTTTGTAACTGTGGCACCAGTGAATGGTGTAGCAGCAAAACGCTTAATGGCATTTCTAGGTACGTTACCTTCTATACCTGGAATTTGAGCAGCAACAGGTACGCTTGTGATTACATTTTCACCATCAAGGATTACAGCCTGTTGAGTTAAGGTAAAGTTAATATTGGATGACGCACCTGAGGCAGGAGCTAAAACAACCTCACCAGCAGATACAGTACGAACCCCACCTTGAGCTAAAATAACTGATTCAGAAATATTATGAAATTTTGTTGTCGGGTTAACAAGAGTAAGCTCCCAAAAACCACCCACCTGAGTAGTAGCATTATAATCAAGTGGACCTTCTACGTTAGGAGTTCCACGACCAATATAGATTTGACCTGTAGATGGAAATAGTGATGCGTCAGAAACACGGATAATTGTAGAGCCAATATTTGGAGGATTGTCACCAGCATAGATTTTAGTAGCAATCTTTTCAAAAGATCCGTCACGAATAGTAACAGTACCTGTAGCTACCTTATCGCCTGAAATAGAAATATTTTCTTCTTCTGCAATCCTTTTGAGCTTTTCTCCTGTTGCTCTGTCTACGTTGAAATCTCTAAGTATAGAGAAATTATCGGCTGAAGCCCTATATACGGACTGAGCTACTGCCTCAAAGAAAGAGGTTACTACCGACCCTGTATTCAAGTCGTTAACACCAATTTTAGCAACGTAGGTTCTCAGCATATCACCGAGAATCTGCTCATACGATTTTGGAGTTGGAGTTCCTGACATATTAATCCCTCTTATTTATATAATACCACACTATAGGTCGAAAGTTATTGGAACCACACCAGATCCATTAGCTACTTTGACCGCCATATCTATGGCTAATGTCGCACCATTTAATCTTATACTAATTCTTTCTATAGCACTGAATCTTGGATCATCTTCGATCATTTTATTCAATGCAGTGATAATATCACCATTTTCAATATCTGCTACGGAAATACCGTGATCCAGACCTAGACCAAAGTCAAGGTGTCTAAGCAAAGTTCCTTGCTTGGTTCTTACTTTTAACTTAAGAGCCTGGACAAGGTTAGTAAGTCCATTAGCAAGCCTAAAATCACCAAACTGATCTACAGCAACATCACCGTTATCAGTCAAAAGAAAGTCGATCTTAGAAATTCTAGTAAGCTGATCTTCTTCCAAGTGTGTAGGTGTCTGAATTCTGTCATCTTCTTCAGCAGGCTCATCTACTGGAATATAAATCTGATTTTGGCTATTTACAGTACCTGGTAAGAAGCCTTGAATACTAGCGTTGTCTGCTGTAGTCAAAGAATCTAAATTAGGTAATCCATCAAAGCTTACTAAATAGTTATTATCACCAATCTGTTCTACATCAATAATTTTTCTTGTAAATTTAGATACACTGTCACTTCTTAATACAATTGTCTGACCTATATATAGTCTGCCTTCAGTATCGTCTACATTTATTTGACGACCATCACCGTTGGATAATAAAGTATAACTAAATCCTTCCTCATCAATATATGGTGAGGTAAGTCTATTTAGTGTCGCTATCTCAACCCACTTGTCAGGGTCATTCAGATATCTAGCAGCAATCTCTTCAATTGTTAATCCAAATGGTACTGGAACTAAAAGCTTTGATTCAGTAACGTCAAAATCGATACCAGCTTCATTTGCAAGACCACCTACAAATTGTAATGGGTTTTCTACTGAGAAATCATCCCACTGTAATGTAGCTGTCAAAATATCATACATCTGTAAAGATTCCATTAAAGACGCTAATATCTCATTCTCTTCAAGAGACATAGGTAAAACCCTATCTCTTGGGTCTGGCTTATTATAAAAATCAGAGTATGTCTCATCACCAGCACCAAAGTTATTGGAAATATCTAACATTAGCTCTTCTATTTCAGTTCTAAAGTCTTTTAGATCTGCAACAGTTAAAAGCCTAACTCTTTCAAGCTCTTCGTCAACTCTTTCTTGCTGCTCTCTAGATAGTGTAAGATCATCTGTATTAATAGCGTCAAATAGATCAAAATACTCTTCAGGACTTTCAAAGATTTCTCTTGTCTGGTCAATTTGTAGTGTTTGAGCAGACCCAATACCTAACGCTCCACTTTGCACAGCAGCTTGGCTCAGACCTTCGTTTTTCCTGCTCTCAGCCGCTATTTGGTTAATAGCAATACCAGCCCTGGCTTCTTGAGTATTAGCTCTTAGACCGCCTGCACTAACCCCTGTAGCCGATGTTCCAACTGGTCCACCATCTGGACCTCTCTGGAAAGAATTTGCTATAATATTTAAAGAGTCCTTAATAGAACTACTAAAATCATCAACTAATTGACGAGGTAAGTCAATTACAGTAAAGGCTAATCCACCAAGATCCTTTACAGCAAGTGCTGTCTGTCTAAGGACGTTTAGAGGTCTTTGGAAATCACTTCTAACAGCCTTAACAAGATTGATACTGTTTCCTAAAACTCTCCTGGTCTCTCTAATAGTACCAAGAATACGTTGGAAAGTATTAGCGTCAAGCTGTGGAAGTTCC